ATCATTTAACCTTTTCACTGGCCGAAAATAACGACGCGGATGCTATCGATTGGTTAGAACGCGGGGGCAACGTCGCTGTAGTTTTCGACACTAAAAAGGGGCAACCATTGCCCGGCACACTGATTTTAGGTGATCGCGCATGGCCCGTGATTGATGGCGATCTATCGGATTACCGCCCGAATGACCCTAGCCCCTGTATTGTTGGGCTTAGGGCCAAGGGTGACGCCATAGGCGATCAATCGGGCTTTGTGCGCGGGGGGGCAGTCTAATGGAATTCGCTATTTCTCGCATTGTAGCGCGTTGCCACGTATCCGATTCCTACCGCGACGTTGTGCGCTATTTCATTTCCCGCCTAAAAGGCCGTCGCCAGGGTTGGCTAAAAATGGACCGAGAGACCCGCCGTGAAATCTTGCGGACCATTTCAATATGTCACCAAACCAATACAAGACTCTATGAATTTGTTGCCAGGGGGGCAGTCTAATGCAAACCGTAACCGATACCCAAGGCCGCGTGTGGAATGTCTATAACATAAAACCCGCAAACCATATTAATCAGATCTGCCCGAACCACACGCAAATCACGATAGGCGCAAAGGGGCCAGAACGCGGGATAACATTGCCCGCGCATATTGTGGCGCGATGGGTGGCGAATGAAATAAGGGTGAAGATATGAAAAACATCTTAATAGATACAATCGGCCTTGTGGTTTTGTTCGTGTTTTTCTATATGGTTTTAATGGCCGAACCCGCATTAACCCGAATGCTTATCGATTTGAAAAGCCCGCCGGTTTAATTGCGGCCATATTAGAAAACCAACAAAAGCCCCCGCCATCGTGCGGGGGTTTCTTTTTGTCCTGATTCTGGACCCAAAATTCGGCCAGATCACGCTAACTATCATTGACCTTCCCGAACCTTCCCGCAAAAACCAGGAGAACTATATGACCCAAGATATTAAAGAAGCAAACTACACCATCACCGCGCTAGATCACCGCGATCCTGGTTATGGCAATCAGGTTCAAGTATGCGTCGAATCAGAAACCGAAGATGGTCTATCCGCTGGTATCGATTCGTATACGACGCGATGGCACCCCTGCGGATATGACACCCGCGTGAGTTCGAGATACTCAAAACCTGGCGGATTCAGAGCGATTATGACCCGTTTGGCGTCCTGCGATTAAACCATCTATCACCTTCCCTCCATATTATACTTTTTATCAATAGACACACACCCACAACCCATGCTACTCTGTATGTGTATCCTCTTTTTCAAAAAAATCGGAGATGCCACTAATGGACCTACAGTCAGGATTAAAGAAAGCACTGGAAAATTATATCGCCCGCTGCACGTTCAGTTTGTCCACACCATGCACGAACCCTTGGGCACATAGCCAACGCGAAGTTTTGGGTATTGAGTTTGATGTTAAACAGATTTTTGGAATAACTACTCCACAAGACCACACTGGGAACGAAATCCCCGCATGGAAAAAGCAGATTTTACAAACTGAGGAAGGCTATAAGACTACTTTAGATGTTTTGTTGGACAGCCATTCGATGTTTTTAAAATTGAATAATGATGTAGCACACGAATTAGACATCATGGTCCCAGCGCTTCTGTGTTTTCCTGTTTTTGTTGAAAAAGAAAATACCGTCATTGACATGACTAGGTGGTCACAAGACAGACCATCCAAGGTTAGCAATGAAAACAGATTAATAGCCACACAAGTTGGCGGTGCTGGCGACGGGATGCGGGATATTTTGCATTGGAGTCCGTCACTAGGACTACTGAAAGAAGCGTAATTATCGGGTTTTATCTGCCCGATAGGTTTTAAATAAGAAGGAATAGGTATGCCCCGTCTGATCGCTCTGCTGCGGTATATGCGAGAGCTAGACGACTCAATTTCTCTCCACCAGTTGGAGACGTTTTTGATCGTCGCGACTGCCGGAGAAAATGGCACAACGATGCGTAACGTGGAGGCTTTAATGAAGTGTCCGAACGCCACACTATCGCGAAACGTTTCGTACTGGTCGAAGTGGCGGAAACAAGGTGTTCCAGGAATGGACTTTATTGTTTCTGAAATTGATCCAAGTGATCGCCGGTATAGGATTGTGAAACTCACGCCCAAAGGCCGTGCGGTTTTCACAGAAATGAAACGAATTATGGGGGAAGAATAATTTGGCAGCAAAACGAGGAAACAAATGGCAGGGCCGCGTTACCTATGATGGCCGCTCGGTTCGTCCATCGTTTGAGACAAAGGAACTGGCAGAGGCATGGGAAGCCGCAGCGCGTCTGTGCATCTCCCAGAACCTTCCCATCCCAGCAGCGCACACGATAAGCACTGGGGGCGTTGTCGGCGGGTTCTTCCCAGTGGCAGCGGAATATATCTGGGGTGAGAAAAAGAGCTACCTCAATATGCTCGGCCACATGCGTGACTGCATTGCCCATTTCACGCCCCATCGATCAGTCGCATCCATCGACGGAGCGTCTATCATAGAATGGGTGACCCAGATGCGGGCAGCTAATCTGGCCCCAGCGACCATTAATCATAAGGTGGGGTGCCTCTTCGGCATTCTCAAACACGCCAAAGACATGGGACTGATCTCTGTGTTGCCCAACAGGCCGCACCAGAAGGTCAGCAATGGCCGTCTGTGGTTTCTCTCGCAAGCTGACGAAGACAAGATGCTTGCAGCGTTTCGCCACCTCGGCCTAGACCTCGAATATCACGCTACCCGATTTATGCTTTCCACTGGTTGTAGAATTGGCGAGATTCTTGAGCGGGCACGATATCGTCCTGGCGTCACCGTTGGAGTACCGATTGAATGGTCGGACATCTCCGCACCCTATGGCACTGGGGATCGCGTAATGGTCGATGGGGTCAGCCGTCCTACAGTCACCTTCTGGGAGACTAAAGACGGCCTGTGGCGCACCATACCACTGCCTGAGGCAGCAGCAGAGGCGCTTGAGTACAGCAAGGCGCTGGGGCTGTCTTCCCCTTTTGAGGGCCTAATCTACGATAGATACCACCGCCGTTTCCAAGAGGTGCGGGCGTTGCTTGGTGAAGAAGACAACCCCAACTATGTGCCTCACATATTGAGACACACCTGCGCGTCTAGGTTCGCCCAGAAGGGCATGGACGCCAAGCGGATCAAAGAATGGATGGGGCACAAGGACCTCACCACTACGATGCGCTATATGCACTTAGCGCCTACTGATTTATTTGAGATGGTTGAGGCCCCGTCTGAGCCTCAGAGACCTTCCCTGCGGGTTGTCTCATAGTGTGACACGGGGTGTGACGCGTTTCGGTACAGTGTGACACCCCGTGCCCTACAAGCCGTTGAAATTATTACCTTTTTTAAGTGAGACAATAGCCACTCTGATGTTGTAAATGTATACCATCCGTAAGGACCTGACATCTTTGTTACTCAACCCACTGTTTTTGCAGGTGTTTTTATTTATTCTAACCCCTACTAGATGGTTGGGAATACAGACTTGCCACGCACAGCAGAAAACCGGAGATTTATATTGATTGAAGCAGCAAAAACCCTTGAAGCACAGAAAAAACTTGAACGCTATATGCGCGAAGAAACGATCAACCGATATAACCGATTGCACCAAAAGGCCCAGCAGCGCGGGGATTATTCGTCAACGCATACTGGACGCGCCATCCTCAATCATGTGATCCAGCCGTTTGAGGACGCAATTCAGAAATTTGTTGATGATGCTGACAGCGGAAAACCTGGAAGGCGTCACCGTGCCTCCATCCTGTTGAAGGATATTGACGTTCCAACGGTGGCCTATTTGTTCACCAAAGCTGTACTGAACTATGTACCGCTCACAAATCGGGACGGTAAGACCACCGCCCTCAGCGCCCTCGCAATACGCGGCTGCACCATGATCCATGACGAAATGCGTATCCGCTATTTCGAGGAAAACCACCGCGCTCTAGCCCGTAAGATGCTGAAGGATTTTGACAGGCGCGACCTTCCTCGCAGACGCCGGAAGGAAATGATCCAGCGGAAGTTTGGTCAGTTAAGGATGGCGTGGCAGGTGTGGGACAAAAAGGACTGTCTGATCCTTGGGGTCAAACTGACAGAACTGTTCTCTAACTCGACAGGCATGGTGACGATGCCTTTAGTATCCGAACAGCGCCGTCGCCGCAGAATCGTTCAGGCCACCCCAGCGATGATAGAGAAGATCAGTGAGCGGATTAAGAATAATGAAGATGTATTCACCGTTTACCTTCCCATGTTGGCACCCCCGAAGCCATGGCGGAACGGCGATCTATTCGGGGGCGGATATTACACCAATCACGTTACGCCCTACCCACTGATTAAAGGCGTCAAACGGAACTTCCTTGAGGAACTTTCTAATATGGACCTTGAGCGCCCGCTGGCTGCAATCAATGCGATTCAAGAGACCCCTTACAGGATCAGCCCAGTGATGCCTGAGATACTTGAGCATATCTTCGATCTTAATAGGGAGTTAGCGGGACTCCCCCTCTCCGACATCGAGCCGATCCCTGAAGCGCCTGAAGGTGCTGATGAAGCTGGTGAGGTCAAGAACCAGTACAGACGGGACTGTTATTACGTCCATGATCGCAATCGGCGCAGGATCAGTAAGCGCCTGATGGTTGCTAGGGTTGTCCACCTTGCCAAGAAATTTGAGGACAAGCCTGAAATCTATTTCCCCATGCAGGCCGACAGCCGCTGGCGTCTATATCCTGTGCCAACCTATCTGAACCCGCAGGGGCCAGATTTTGTCAAAGCGATGCTGGAGTTTGCCCAAGGTAAAAAGATCGAAACTGAGGAACAGGCAGCATGGCTGGCAATCATTGGTGCCAACCACTTTGGTATGGACAAACTGCCTCTACAGGAGCGGGCTGATTGGACAGTCGATAACCAACAGATGATCCTAGAGGTCGCCGCTGACCCCCTTAACGATCTCCGCTGGTGCGAGGCCGATGAACCTTTTCAGTTTATTCGTTGGGCCATGGAATGGTCGCGGTTTAATCAAGAGGGCTTGGGGTTCGTTTCCCACCTGCCCGCCAACGTCGATGCCACATGCAGTGGTATGCAAATATTTAGTGCCGCCTTGCGCGACCGAGAGGGTGCCACGCATGTCAACTTGACTGACACAAATGAGCGCATGGACATTTACCAGAGGGTTGCTGATCTCGCTAATCACGCAATGTGGGTTGAATCTAGTACCGATAAAATACAATACGCAAAAGCTGCGCTGGATTTTGGGATTGGGCGCAAGGAGTGCAAACGCCCCACCATGGTAGTCCCATACTCTGGCACCTTCCATGCGTGTATGAAGTATGTGCGCGACGGGATCAACGAGCGAGTCGAGAAGGGTGAACCCCACCCGATGGGTGATGAGAAGGACGGCCCGTTTATCAGCTATGTCGCTGGTCATGTCTGGAAGGCCATCGATGATACGATCCCTGCCGCTCGGTCTTGTATGAAGTGGTTACAGACAGCGTCACGGCTGGTGAGCAAATCGGAGAAGCCAATACCGCTGATTTGGTACACCCCCGATGGCGCACCAGTTCAGCAAGCGCGTTACGAACAGACCACCCAGCGTGTCCAGACTTTCCTTGATGGTGTTGTCTTTAAACTCGACCTTCACCATGACACTGATCAGCTAGACCAGCGCCGCATGGCATCCTCCGTTGCCCCAAATTGGGTACACAGTCTGGATGGCTGCATCCTCCGCGAGGCTGTCAATAACGCCCTAGCAATTGAAAACGAACTAGGTCGAGGGCGGATGTACTTTAATATGATTCACGACAGCTATGGCGTTCACTGCGCTGATTTACCTGATTTCCTGGATCGCTGCATCAAGCCAGCTTTTGTGAATGTCTTTAAGAATCACGATGTCCTAGGTGATTTTGAGAGAGAGGTTCGATCTCTGTTGTCAGAAAAGGATAATAAGAAACTGGATGCCGCGCCGGTTCGCGGAGACTTTGAAATTGAGGAGGTGATGAAAAATGACTTCTTTTTCTCCTAATCCCTACCAACTGGTATTGGTTGATGGGTTTAGTGACATACTAAGAATTACCATTAGCTCAACTGAGAGGGTCCACATGGATGAAGACCTAGACGACTACGAATTTCAGCAGCGTCTCGCTGAACATGGAGAAGAATATGGCTGGTGATAGAGACAATGTTGTGCAGCTTTTCTCCGACAAGCGTGGCGAGTTGGATGACGACGATGGGCCGCTACACACCGAGTTGTATGCGTCTGCTTCTGGAATTTTTATCCAGCAAGAAAACACAGAAGGTGATCTGGATAACCCCGACACGGTCGCACTGACTTGGGAGCAAACCGCGCTCCTACTTACCAATCTGATTGCGCTGCTGCACGGCAAGATGAATGAGACAGATAAAGGAGACCATAATGGCTCAATCCACTAAGTTGCCCCGCTTCTCCACACCTGTGGGTGAGGCGGTATACCCCGCCTTGCACCGGCCTGACACCAAGTTCCACGATGCTGGAATTTGGAAAGCCGATGTGCGGGTTGCTGGTGATGCCGCACAAACCCTAATGGCGTCATTGGGAAAAATTCATAAAGACCACACGGGTAAGCCGGTGCCGAAAGACGGCGGCAATCTTTGGCAAGTCGAAACCGATGACGACGGTGATCCCACCGGCAACATTATGTTCAAGCTGAGGGTCAAAAACGTTGTCCGCAAAGACGGCGAAATGTGGGAACGGAAACCCAAACTGTTCGACACTTCTTCACCCCCACAACCACTGGGCGGCGTCGAGCCGTGGGGCGGCACCAAGATGATCGTCGCTTTCGATGTGTATTGCTACGACATCCCAAAAAAGGGCGTGAAGCTACAGCCCGTCGCCGTGCAAATCATCGATCTTAAAACGGGTGGAGGAGAAAACGCTGAAGCCTTTGGATTTAACGAAATGGAGGAGGGTTTCAAGACAGATGCCCCAGCCGAAGAGGACCCCTTCGCGTTCACGCAAGAGGACGAAGAGGAAATCCCCACAGACTTCTAAATCTGTTGGGTTACGGTTGGGATTTAGAAGCGGGCTTGAGGAACGTGTCGCAGAACAACTCAAGTCCGCTGGAGTAGATTTCAGGTACGAACACAAAGACGACAGGATTGAGTATGTTAAGCCCGCGAAGGTTTCGAGATACTCCCCTGATTTCTGTCTACCAAACGGTATCATTGTTGAAACCAAGGGCCGGTTCGTTACAGCGGATCGCCAGAAGCATTTGTTAATCAGAGATCAACACCCTGATCGCGACATCCGCTTCGTATTTTCAAACCCCAACCAGCGAATATCGAAACAGTCAAAAACCACATACGCAATGTGGTGCGACAGACATTCATACAAATACGCCAAGGGCAGTGTACCGGAGGAGTGGTTACGGGAGGCAAGGAGGCCCCCACCCCATGGCAACGAAGAAAAGAACTGACACGCACTGGATCGCAATTCATTGCGCCGCGACCCCACCCGACATGGACATAGGCTTTGCCGAGATCGACAGGTGGCACAAAGAACGTGGCTGGATTGGCTGCGGATATCACAAAATCATTCGCAGAGATGGCACCGTTGAAAACGGACGCGACATCGACGCCATAGGCGCTCACGTTCGTGGATTTAATCAAACCTCAATTGGCATCTGTCTGGTTGGAACTTCTGATTTTACTGACGAGCAGTTTGATGCGCTCAAAAATCTGATTAGTGACTTACTTGATAGATACCCAGAGGCATCCCTCAGGGGCCACCGCGATTTCCCCAATGTGAAGAAAGAATGTCCTGGTTTTGACGTTCAGAAATGGTGGAAAGACCGGACTCAAAAAATAGATTTGATCGTTTAGGAGAAACAAATGGAAGACTCGCAGTTTGTTGAACATGCCCCGTGTAGTGACTGCGGGTCTTCCGATGCCTTAGGGATTTATAGCGATGGGCACACGTTCTGCCACAAGTGTGAGACCTACACCAAAGCGCAGGAACCCGACAGCAGCAGCCCTGCGCTCAAAATTGTTTCAACAGAAGAAACTCCCATCAAAAAAGGTTTACTCCCGAAAGGCGAATACCAAGCCCTCGGAAAACGACGAGTAACTGAAGATACCTGTAAACTGTGGGGCTATTCGGTTTCTGAACTGAACGACAAGCCTGTCCAAGTTGCTAACTACATTAAAGACAACAAGGTCGTCTTTCAGAAAATCAGATTTCCTAACAAAGATTTCACCTCCCGTGGGGACATGAAAGAAGCTGGCCTCTTCGGGCAGCATCTATGGTCCGCAGGTAAGATGATTGTCGTCACAGAAGGTGAAGTTGATGCTATATCCCTGTCACAAGCTCAGGGAAACAAGTGGCCTGTCGTATCTGTGCCTAATGGCGCACAAGGTGCGGCCAAGGCTGTGGCCCGATCTCTCGACTACTTGCTGAAATTCGACACCACCATATTCATGTTTGATCAGGACGACGCTGGTCAAGAAGCTGCGCTGGAGTGCGCCAAGCTATTACCTCCAGGAAAAGCCAAGATCGCAAAGCTGCCCCTGAAAGACGCATCAGAGATGCTGATGGCAGGGAAAAGCTCTGAGCTAATAACCGCGATTTGGCAAGCTAAAGAATATCGCCCTGACGGAATAGTTGCCGGTGTTGATCTCTGGGATGAATTCATTCGAGAAGATGATAGCGAATGTATCCCTTACCCTTGGGCACAGCTTAACGAAAAGACCCGTGGTCTACGGAAGAAAGAACTGACGGTTTTTACCGCCGGTTCCGGCATCGGCAAATCACAAATTGTTAAAGAGATTGGTCACCACCTTTTGAAAGAAGGAGAGACGCTAGGTGTTATATGCCTTGAAGAAAGTGTTCGCCACACCCTTAGAATATTTGTCGGACTCGAAATTAATAAACGCCTCAATCTTGGCGTCGAAGATATTGAAAAAGACGATTTGCGTCGGGGGTTCAATGCTACTGCTGGTAGTGGGCGGCTGTTTTTATATGATCACTTTGGCAGTCTGGCTGGCGATAATCTTCTTGAAAGATGTCGCTACCTCGCGGCTCTCGGCTGCGGTTGGATTATTCTCGACCATCTTTCCATTGTCGTTAGCGGCGGAATTGAGGATGCGTCAGCATCTGGAAATGAGCGAGTCCTTATCGACTCGATAATGACCAAGTTACGACAGCTTGTTGAAGAAACAGGCGTCGGCTTGATCCTTGTCAGCCATTTGAAGCGGCCAGAAGGCAAGCCCCATGAAGAAGGTGGGCAAACCTCCCTCGCACAGTTGCGCGGTAGTGGCGCAATCGGCCACCTCGCTGACATGGTGATTGGGTGTGAGCGTAACCAGCAGTCACCTGAACAAGCCCATCGAACCAAACTTCGTATCTTGAAGAATCGCCATAGTGGCGAAACAGGCATTGGCACTGCCTTGGAATTCAACCGTGAAACCGGACGAATGCTTGAGGTGAATTTTGATGCTGAGGATTTCTGATGACGATCTTTTTGAACGGGCAGAACGGTTAGCCCTTGATGCAACTAGAGACCCCGCGCTGGTCAGTCAGTACGCGGAAGTGATGAATGAAGTTCAACATCGTGAAGGAGGATGGAAAATGCGTAACAAACAATCTCAAAACGACATGATCTTAAAACACCTGAAAGCAGGTAAATCGATCAGCCCACTTGAAGCTATGGGCGTGTTTGGTGTCTACCGCCTTGCCGCAAGAATTTTTGAGCTACGCGAAAGCGGCGTTGAGATTACCAAAGTTATTAAGGATGACGGTCGCGGCAGGACCTACGCGGAATATTCACTAGCATAGGAGATCAAATTGGAATCTCTCTTTAAGTGCGTAGCCGTCGCAATACTGTTGTCACTGGCAAGCGGCTGCATCCCGTTGATGGCTTTAGGTAGTGCCAGCAGTTTGTACGGCTACCATAAAGACCACCAGATGGATACTCGAATTACCGCGCTAGAGTTGCGGTCAAAACAAAACTTCAAAGAGTACGCCTATACCTACACTCCATATGTCCCGTCAATTTTCCGTAATTAGTGTCGGGGCACCTGATTAAAGGGGAAACCGAATGGCATTCATCTTCGATATTGAAACAAACGGCTTACTGCCCGAACTGAACACCATTCACTGTCTCGCCATCCGAGATACAGACACCGGCATGACAGAAAGTTATGCACCTCATCAAATCGAAGATGGCCTTCGGTCTCTCCTGAAGAAAGATATGATAGTAGGGCATAACGTTATAGCGTTTGATATTCCTGCTATTCAAAAGTGCTTCCCGTGGTTCAGTGTAGAACCCGCGAAGGTCCGCGACACCCTCACGATGTCCCGTCTGATTTGGTCTGATATTTCGGAAACGGATTGGGCTAAAACAGTAAGCCTCCCCAACAAGCTCAAAGGCAGTCATTCACTCGCCGCATGGGGACACAGGTTAGGGTGTCACAAGGACGATTACCAAGGCGGTTGGGAGAAGTTCAATCTGGACATGATGTTCTATTGCATCAAGGACACCGCCGTTACCGACAAGCTCTGGAAGCTGATCCAGGATCACAAGTACCCAGAAACAGCCATCGAACTCGAACACGATGTTCAGTGGCTGATTGCGCGACAAGAGCGGCACGGGTTCCGTTTTGATGAACCCAAGGCACTCGATTTGTGTGCCAAGCTACAGCGTAGACGGGCTGAACTGGATGACCAGCTTCAATCGGTGTTCTCGCCTTGGTGGTCAGCAACAGAAATCGTTACCCCAAAACGATCCATTAACTACAAGAACAAGCCCGCTGTAACCGCTGGTGCGTCCTACTCGAAAATAAAGCACAACGTCTTCAATCCAAACAGCCGCCATCACATCCAGCTAAAGCTGGAGGAACTTGGATGGCAACCCAAAGAGCATACGCCTGACGGGCGGGCCAAATTGGATGAAACCATCCTGATGGATTTGTCCTTCCCGCAAGGCAAAATCCTCGCTGAATTTTTTATGATTCAGAAGCGTTTGGGGATGCTGTCCGATGGCAGACGTAGTTGGCTCGGATCAATTCGAGGTAACCGTATTCATGGCTCAGTCCTCACCAACGGCACGGTCACTGGTCGAGCATCTATGCGCGAACCAAATCTTCAACAAGTTCCATCATCGCATGCTCCGTTTGGCAAAGAGTGCCGTGAGTTGTTCACAGTACCGGACGGGAAAGCACTAGTGGGGGTTGATCAGTCTGGCATTGAATTAAGGATGCTGGGTCATTTTACCGCTCCGTTTGACGGCGGGGCTTACGCAAAAGAGGTACTAAATGGAGACATTCATACGCATAATCAAAAGGCCGCTGGTCTTGCTGATCGCGATACTGCTAAACGTTTTATTTATGCTTTGGTTTACGGTGCTGGAGTCAATCGATTGGCTGCTGTCACCGGCCTACGAAAAGGACGAGCTTCTCAGGTCAAGGCTCGATTCCTTGAAGAGAATAAAGGACTCGGCGCTCTCATATCTGCCGTTCAGGAAAAAGTTGATCAAGTCGGATACCTCAAAGGACTAGATCAACGACGCCTCCCTGTTCGTTCATCTTACCGCGCACTTAACGTCCTGTTGCAAGCGGCTGGTGCCGCCACTGCAAAACGCTGGCTTATAGAGTTTGATCGTGAGGTTGAGCGCATGGGCTGGCGCGATCGCGTCCAGCAGGTCTGTTGGATACACGATGAAATACAGGTTGAGTGTGATGAGGACCTTGCCGAAGAAGTGGGCAAGACAGCCGTCGCATCCATCGAAAAAGCTGGTGAGTATTTCAATCTGAGGGTTCCAATTACAGGCGAATTTCGAGTGGGTAACACTTGGGCTGAAACGCACTAACTATACCTTTTTCCCTACCATTTAGAAGGGCCTACCATATGTCAAACCAAGACCATGTGGTGTTTTTTAGTGGCGGAATGTCATCATTTTTCACTGCCGTTAGGTGTAAAGAAAAGCACGGTAATCAAAACATGAGATTGCTATTTACCGACACAAAATATGAAGATGAAGATTTGTATCGGTTTCTCCGCGAGGGTGCAGACTATCTAAACTGCGAAATCACATGGCTGGCGGATGGTCGTAACCCGTGGGAGGTTTTTAAAGACGTAAAGTATTTAGGTAACTCCCGCATTGACCCGTGTTCGCGTGTGTTAAAACGTGAAATTGCAAAGCGCTGGGTCAAGGATAATTACCCAGACCCTGACTCTGTCGTTTTACATCTAGGAATGAATGTTGATGAAGAACATAGGCTGGAACGGTCCAAATTGTATTGGAATCCCTACCAAGTGGAAGGGGTTTTAACTGAACCGCCAATAATCTGGCCCAATCAGATGTCCCAAGAACTGGAAAAAATTGGAATCGATCCTCCACGGTTATACGCGATGGGATTTCCACACAATAACTGTGGAGGTTTCTGCATCAAAGCAGGACAAGCCCACTTCAAACTTCTCTTGGAAAAACTCCCAGAAAAATATGCTGAAGCCGAGATGAAGGAAGAGGAAATGAGGGCACTCCTCAATAAAGATGTTTCCATCCTCAAAGATCGCAGAGGCGGAACGACCAAACCACTAACGCTCCGAGAATTCCGGGGGCGGCATCAATCTGAAATTGATCTTTTTGAGTGGGGTGGGTGTGGCTGTTTCGGTGACATGCCTGATGAAGAACTGGAGGACTGACATGACGAAAGTTTTAATAGATGGCGACATACTTTTGTATCAGGTCGCTGCTGCCGCCGAAGAGGGGGTTGAGTTTTCTAATGAAGTTGTTGCTGCGTGGGTTGATATCGCTGAAGCAAAGAAAACAATAGCAAGCGCAATAGATAAAATCATTGGTCAGACAAAAGCCGACAGCGCAGTTGTTTGCCTGACAGACAAAACTAATTTTCGGAAAGAAGTTTTAGACACCTACAAGGCAAATCGAATTGGTGTTCGCAAGCCAATAGCTTTTTCAGCTTTACGCCGCCACATGGAACACCAATACACCTGTATTACTCGCGAAACGTTAGAGGCTGATGACGTTTTGGGAATACTCCTGACCTACCCTGACAAAGATTCAAAGTGGGGTGGCAAACGGATTATGTATTCTGCTGACAAAGACCTTTTACAAATTCCAGGTCTGCACTGGTCTCATAAATTAGAAAAAATAATCAAAATTACTGAGGCTGATGGTGACCGACAGCATTGGCTTCAGATGCTGACAGGGGATCGCACCGATAACTATTTCGGGTGCCCTGGAATTGGCCCCAAAAAAGCAGAACAAATTTTAGATAAGGCCGGTGATGACCCATGGTCAGCCGTTGTTTCTGCCTATGAGAAAAGCGGACTTACTAGCAGCCATGCACTGGTTCAAGCCCAAGTATCGCGCATCTGCCGATACCAAGATTATGACCATAAGAGGAGGATTGTAAAATTATGGATGCCACCTCAGACGAGCGTGAATACCCAAAAGAAGACCGCGACAAATATATCGTCAGGAAACTTAGAGAACACAGGTTAGCTAGAGAGAAAGAAGACTGTGTTGTCTCCAAGCCTTCTCATTACACGCGCTGGAAGATCGAACCGATCACTTACATCATGCGGAACTCCATGGAATTCTGGCGTGGCAACATAATCAAATATGCCTCTCGCGCAGGGTTCAAGGATTACCCTGACGCTGACCCAGTGGAATCGGAAATCACTGATCTCCGTAAAGTCATTCGCTACGCCGAAATGCGTATTAACCAACTTCAAGGAAAGGTCGAACTTTAAAATGCCGCTGCTTGCCAATGCCCATTACGGGATGACCCTACCGATCTCTATAGAAATAGATTCGCAAAAATACCGCCAAACTGGTGAAGACTTTTATTCAAAAGTTGTCCGAATAGCTGACAGTCTGAAAGACACGCCGGAACATTTTGAAGAATTCAAAGACACCCTGCGACACCTTAGGTTTTTACCAGCAGGGCGCGTCCAGAACGCAATGGGGTCTGCGCGTGTAACAACCGCTTTTAACTGTTTTGTATCCGGCACCATTGAAGATTCGATGGACAGTGTAATGGCAAGGGCTGGTGAAGCAGCGGAAACCATGAGACGCGGCGGCGGTATAGGGTATGATTTTTCCCGCCTTCGTCCCCGTGGGGATCGCATCAAATCTCTTGAGAGTAAGGCGTCAGGTGCAGTCAGTTTTATGGGTATCTTTGATGCTGTCTGCCAAACCATTGCGTCTAGCGGCCACCGCCGTGGCGCACAGATGGGTGTTTTGAGGATTGATCACCCAGACATTGAGCAATTTATTACCTCAAAACACAACTCAACAGACCTAACGGGTTTTAATATTAGCGTCGGAGTTACTGATGAGTTCATGCACTGCCTGTCAGCAAACAAACCGTTTTCATTAAAGTTCAACGGTGAGGTCTATCGCGAGGTGGACCCAGTGGCACTGTGGGACATGATTATGCGCTCGACTTGGGATTGGGCAGAACCTGGCGTTCTTTTCATCGACACAATCAACAAGATGAACAACCTGCACTATTGCGAAAATATTGAAGCGACCAACCCCTGTGGTGAGCAACCGTTGCCACCCTATGGCGCTTGCCTATTGGGGTCATTCAATCTCGTTAAATACGTCGATGTTGAAACAAAGAAATTTAATTGGGAACAGTACAAGGATGATATCAATGTTGTGGTTAGAGCGATGGATAATGTTGTTGACCGGACAATCTACCCGCTTGCCGCGCAGAGAGAGGAAGCGGCTGCAAAAAGGCGCATGGGTCTTGGCGTTACTGGTCTCGGCAATGCTGGTGAGCTTATGGGCCATGCTTACGCCTCACCCGATTTTATGGAATTTACCGACAAATGTCTTCGGGCGCTGAGGGACGAATGCTACTCAACGTCATGCGACATTGCGGCGGATAAAGGTCCGTTTCCTCTTTTCAATAAAGATAAATTTCTAGCTTCCGGTTTTGTGAAGAACCTGCCTAAGAAAATAAGAGACAAGATTGCAGAAAACGGAATCAGGAACAGCCACCTAACATCTATTGCCCCTACCGGAACGATCTCACTGACTGCCGATAATGTTTCGAGCGGCATCGAACCACCGTTTGCGATGTTCTATGACCGGACAATCCAGCAGTTTGACGGCCACCAGATTGAGCGCGTCGAAGACTATGCTTATCGCCAAGGCGTGACCGGCAAAACAGCCAATGAAATATCCGCTGATGATCACGTTGCAGTGCTGTCGCTGGCCTCAAAATACATGGACAGCGCAGTCTCCAAAACCTGCAATGTTGGCGCTGATGTCACTTACGATGAATTCAAAGATTTGTATTACAAAGCGTGGAAAAACGGCTGTAAGGGAATAACGACCTTCCGCGCTGACGGCAAACGCTATGGGATTTTAAATGAAGTTAAGGAAGAAGAAGAAAACAGCGCTGAAGCCTGTTTTATAGACCCAATGACGGGTCAAAAATCATGTGAATAACCTTTGAGGGACCTTCGGGTCCCTCTTTTTCGGCCTTACTAGAAGGGAAGGAAACATGCCAACACCCTTAATATCAGAAGATTTAATCAATTATCTTGCAGCAAACTTTCCAGATGTCGCATTTGGCATAGATGACATCAATTTAACCGACCGCGAGTTATGGTTTCGAGTCGGGCAAATAAGTGTCGTCAGGCATCTCCAACGGGTTATGGAAGACCAGCAAGAAAACATCCTAGCAAATTAATAGAAGGAAATATGTGCCATGTGTTTTGGAGGTAGTCCCCCGGCCCCAGCCCCGCCGCCGCCCCCCGCCCCGCCGCCGCCCCCTCCCCCTATGTTGGAGCAGGTAGTGCCAGAGAAAGCCGATGATAATACGACTGCTGATAAGCAGAAAAAGAAGGCTAAAGGCACCAAGAAATATCAAACCCCTCTCAACATTGCCAAGACCTCCAGCGGTTCTGATGGGTCTGGGGTTAACACGTCTAACTGATGCAGATTGATGGCAAGACTTGTGCTTCCAGATATGAACAGCTTGCGGCAGAACGTGAGACGTATCTGAATCGAGCGCGAGAATGCGCCAAACTAACGATCCCAGCGTTGATGCCAGAATCAGGGCATTCTTCAGGAACTATTCTCCACACACCCTACCAAGGGGTTGGGGCAAGGGGCGTAAACAATCTGGCTTCAAAGCTATTGCTCTCCCTACTACCTCCAAACACACCATTTTTCCGATTCATAATTGATGATTTTACTGCGGAAGAATTGGCACAGGAGCAAGGGCAGCGGGCCAAAGTAGAGGAAGCTCTTAATAAAATTGAAAGGTCTGTTCAGGCAGAAATTGAAAGCCAGAATCTTAGGTCTCCGATTTTTGAAGCACTAAAACAGCTAATAGTTGCTGGCAACGTTCTCATCTACCTGCCTAAAAAAGAAGGCGCTAGGGTCTTCGATATGCGGAGGTATGTGGTCAAGCGCGACCCTATGGGTGCCCCGATGCAGATCATTATTAAAGAGACTGTAAATCCCACAGTCCTTGATGATGACATCCGCCAGATGGTCATGGAGACCATGCCCAGAAATGAACAGAAATCAGTCGTTGATGCTGAGGTTGATGTTTACACGGCAATGTACCGTGATACCAAAAAATGGCGGCTGCATCAGGAGATCAACGGTAACATGGTTCCCCGATCTGAGGGATCATGGCCTATTGATAAATCTCCAATGCTCCCCCTGCGCTGGACGCGGATCGATGGTGAAGATTGGGGGAGGTCATATGTTGAGGAGTACAAGGGTGACCTAATTTCACTAGAAGGAATCAGTAAGGCCGTACTAGAAGCCACAGCGGCGTCTGCCAAGGTTGTCTTCATGGTAAACCCAAACGGCACCACACGCGCCCGTGATATTGCTGAAGCACCTAATGGCGCAATCGTCAGTGGAAATGCCAATGAAGTAACAGTGCTTCAGACTGACAAATACCAGGACATGCGGGTTGCACGGGAGACCGCTCAAGGAATTGAACAGCGTCTCAGTTTTGCATTCTTGGAAAACACCGCTGTGCAACGCGATGGCGAACGGGTAACCGCGACCGAAATCAGGCGCATGTCACAGATGCTTGATGACGCCCTCGGCGGCAGCTTCTCGCTAATGTCAGAAGAATTTCAACTACCCATGGTGAACCGCGTAATTGACCGGATGGTCAAACAACGTCGATTGCCATCATTGCCTAAAGGCATAGTGACGCCCTCGATTGTCACGGGCCTTGAGGCGCTGGGACGCGGGCACGATCTTGAAAAACTGGAAATGTTCCTTCAGGGGCTACAAATGCTACCGCCTGAGGTCATTGCCCAACACCTTAACGTGTCTGATTACATCAAACGTCGAGGAACAAGCCTCGGCATCGATATGGATGGCTTAGTTAAATCCGCTGAACAACTTCAGCAGGAACAGCAAGCCGCACAACAGCAACAGCAAAGCCAAATGCAGCAGCAGGGCATGATGGACATGGCAACCAAAGCCGTGGGTGGGGCCGCTGGTCCCGCAGTCAATGCAGCTAGTGAAATTGCTCAGGGCATGGACCCTGAAATGATGCAGCAAATGGCCGCACAACTTGAGGAGCAAACGGAATAGATGGTTGAGACAGTTACCATTGCCGAAGAAGATACATCGTCAGGGCCTACTCTTGAGGAGTCAGCAGAAAAACTTGGTATTTCTACTGAACCAGAACAGCAAGACGCACCTAAAGATGACCGACCTGATTGGCTTCCTGAAAAATTTAGGTCCGCTGAGGACATGGCGAAAGCCTATGGTGAACTTGAGAAACGCCAAGGCAGTCAATCTAAAGAAGATGTCCCATCAAACGATGAAGCACGAGAAGCTGTAGAGTCGGCAGGTATCAACTTCGATAGTTTGTCGAATGAATATGCTGAGAACGGCCAGCTATCCGATCAGGCATATGACAGCCTAGAAAAAGCTGGCATCCCCCGCCACATTGTTAACAGCTACATCGATGCTACTCAGGCACAAGCTGAAGTAGCGCAGGGTAAAGTCTATGAAACTGTGGGTGGACAGGAAGCCTATGGGAGCATGGTTGCTTGGGCTGGTGAGAATCTAAGTGAAGCTGAGATCGACGCATACAATACAGCCGTTAATTCAAACGACATGGCGTCCATCGACCTAGCGGTTAATGGCCTCAAGGCACGTTATGTTGCTTCCGAAGGCGCTGAACCCGCCCGCCAGGTTGAAGGTGGTGTGTCTGGGAACGTAGGTGGAACGTATCGGTCCATGGCTGAACTAATGACAGACATGAATTCGACAGAATATAAAAATGACCCAGCATTTCGCGCTGACGTTGCCAAACGATTGGACAATTCCAACATCTTGGAAACTAGGCGCGGATGAACCACCCAATTCAGGTAATCCAAAAAAAGGTGTTTGAGCCTGAAGCCTGTGCCGACATTAGTGGTGATCTTGAAGAGCTTGCAACAGAACCCGCCGGAATCATGGCGGGAAATGGCTTCGGACTAGCGCGTAAATGTGAACTATCGTGGGTGAACCGTTCACCTGAATTGGAATATATTCATAAGCCGATTGAAACGGCATTCACGGAAGCAGCAGAGTTCTTTGGGTTTACAATAGATCGAATTGAAAAACTCCAATACACGGTCTACCACCCGTTCAATTGGTATCTAATGCACACTGATTGCGGGCACAATGAACCTAATGTTCTTCGCCGCAAACTTACAATGTCCATTAATTTGACAGAACCGTCTGACTACATTGGAGGGCGGCTAAAGGTTAAAACTCAGGATGGGGAACAACCGACTAAACAAACTGGACAGGCTGCAATTTTTCCCAGCTTCTTATGGCACAGAGCTAACCCAGTTCTGTTGGGCACTCGGAAAGCAATTGTTGCTTGGGCCTTGGGTGAGGAACCATTTAAATAAATGCGCGACTACAAAAAGGAATACCGTGATTACCACGGGAAGCCAGCGCAAAAGAAAAGACGGGCAGGACGAAACAAAGCCCGCTCACTGATGATCAAGAAAAAAGGCAAAGCCGCTGTAGCTGGTAAGGATGTTCACCACAGAGACAGGAACACCCACAACAACTCCAGCAGCAACCTCTCGATTATTTCCAAGAGTAAAAACCGTTCAATGAAATAGTGCCGCTCCTCTTTAGGAGGGCGCTTAGGTGACGGCCTAAGTCTTCATACCTTCATCTACTGGACCCCTTACGAGGGATAATCCTGTTCCCGTGAAGTCGTTGAAGAACTTATCTTTAACTCTGTTAGAAAAGGATCGAAGCTATGGCTAATGCCACAGTCTCAAGGCTTGGTCTCGTTGAAAACACGGGAACAGGTTACGATGCTCTTTTCTTAAAGGTATTCTCTGGTGAGGTTATGGCCTCATTTAACGCGAATACCGTTATGAAAGAGCGGGTGCGAGTTCGCAATATCTCAAGCGGAAAGAGCGCCCAATTCCCAGCCATTGGTAAAAGTGCGGCATCCTACCACACGCCAGGAAACGAGATCGTCGGTACTGCAATTAAGCACAATGAGAAAGTGATCACGATTGATGATCTTCTAATCTCACATGCTTTCATTGCCAATATTGATGAAGCGAAAAATCATTACGATGTCCGTAGTGAGTATTCCACTCAGCTTGGTCAGGCCCTTGCTCAGACGTATGATCGCAACCTGCTGTCTATGGCTGTCAAGGACTCCGCAACCCCGCCGACTGCTATTGCAGATCAGGGCACCTCTGAGCAAATCCTCCAATCTGCGGCACTTAACATGGGCACCGCTGCCGATGTAACTACGCTGGTTGGTCAGATTTATACGGCTGCTCAAAAGCTGGATGAAAAGAACGTTCCGAAAGAGGACCGTTTTGTATTCATCACTCCCGCTGCCTATTACGGCATCGTGCAGAACGACAAAATTGTTAACCGCGATTTCGGTGGTAGCAATGGTGTCTACTCTGACGGCACCGTGATCAACGTTGCGGGTATGCAGGTTGTAATGAGTAACAACCTTGCCGTCGATCACACCTCCGCGACTACCGACACCGCTGGTAACAAGTACGGTGTTGATGCCAGCAGCTATCTTGCTGTTGTCATGCAGAAAGGTGCGCTCGGTACTGTCGAGCTATTGTCGATTGCTTCTGAAGCAGAATATGACATTCGCAGACAGGGCACATTGATGATCAGTAAGATGGCCGTAGGCCATGGTACTCTTCGCCCAGAGTGCATGATCGCAATCAAGAACGCGACTTCCTAAGTCAGTTCTAATCAAGGGACGCCTTGGAGAAATCCAGGGTGTCCCTTTTTTTCAATTTTGATACAGGGATAACCAATGGCAATTATTACGCCTACGACAGAGCTTGAGGCCGTCAATGTGATGATGTCTCACATTGGTGAAAGCCCTGTGAACACTCTTGAAGATGACAACGTGGTGGATGCCACGATTGCTCAGACAATTCTTAATTCAGTAAGCCGCGAGGTGCAGTCTCAGGGTTGGTACTTTAATACAGAAATTGGGTACTCAATTACGAAAGACACAAACAACAAGTTTGCTGTCCCTGTTAATACCGCTCGGATTGATGGGGTAAACACCACCACTTCATCAACCCATACCGATCTCGATTTAGTTCTGCGCGGTGGTTTCTTGTACGACAGGAAGAACCACACCTACACACCGGACGCGACAACCATCACTGTCGATCTGGTTGTATTGTTAGAGTTCACTGATTTACCTGAAACTGTGCGCCGGTATATCACCCTCCGCGCTGCCCGCGTATTCCAAGAGCGGCACCTCGGCTCTACCACGATGTCAGAGTTTATTGCCGCTGATGAAGCCCGCGCCCTTGCTGCAATGCGTAATGATGAAGCATGGGCTGGGGATCACAACATGATTACTGATAGCGTTACACCGATAAGCATCACAACACGCTTTGGCTTTGATCGTGGGGTTTACTAAGTGCCTCTAGTCGCCAGCAGTCTTCCCAATATGACTAACGGTGTCAGCCAGCAACCAGCCCCGATCAGATTACGCACAAGCTGCCAAGATATGAAGAATGCGTTTCCTTCAGTTGTCACTGGCTTACAGAAGCGGCCCAACACTTCATATATAGCCAGCCTAGCAACCAGCCTGACTGTGCCTGATGACGCTGCGATCCATCTGGTTCAGCGT